ATTAATGACTAAAATTAAGTCAGAAGCAAAGCCAATAGGTGAGCATCTTCAATACAGTAATTTCAATAATATTAACTCTAAATAATAAATAACTATGTGGAACGATTTTAATAATTCAGATAATCAACAATCTTTTGACGTAATCCCTAACAACACTCTAGCTAAGGTTAGAATGCAAATCAGACCAGGAGGTTATGATGATGCAAATCAAGGCTGGAATGGTGGGTACGCAACTAAAAATGATAATACAGGTTCAATCTATCTTTCTTGTGAATTTGTAGTTTTGGAAGGTGAATTTGCTAGAAGAAAGATTTGGAGCTTAATTGGACTTCATTCAGAAAAAGGCCCTGAATGGGCAAATATTGGAAGAAGCTTTATCAAAGCCATTCTTAATTCTTCTAAAGGATTTAAAGAATCTGATGTTAGCGAAGCCGCTCAAAATGCCAGAAGAATTAAAGGTCTTGCTGATTTAGATGGTATTGAATTTTTAGCAAAAATTACAGTTGCTAAGGATCAAAATGGTAATGACAAAAATGAGATCAAATTTGCCATCACTCCTGATCATAAGGATTATGCCAAATTAATGGGAAATATTTCCCATCAACCTCAGCAGAGTCAACCAGATCAACAACAACAGCCAAATAATCGTCCTACTTGGGCGCAGTAATCATTCAATATTTTTAAGGATATCAAATGATACTAAGACCAAGACAGGAGGAATTTGTAAAAAAGAGTGTTGTCGCACTTAAAGAGCATGGCAACACTCTTGGAATAGCTCCAACAGGATGCCATGGCATTGGAACTCCAATTTTAATGTTTGACGGAACTATCAAACCAGTTGAAAGCATTAAAGTTGGAGAATTGCTAATGGGGCCAGATAGCAAGCCAAGACAAGTACTAGAATTATATAATGGGATTGATCAGCTATTTGAAATTCGACCAATCAAGGGAGAATCATTTATAGTGAATTCTGATCACATACTTTCATTGGTAAAAACTAATGAAGGTAAAGGAAATGATCATCAGCAGATAGTAAATATTTCTGTTAAGGATTATTTACAAAAATCACCTAATTTTAAGCATTTACATAAGCTATATCGTGCTTCAATAGATTTTAGCAATAATAATTCAGACCTTCCAATAGAGCCATATTTTTTAGGAGTTTTGTTGGGCGATGGATCATTTGGATATAATAGCATTTCCATTACAACATCCGATCCAGAAATAGCATATCTATGTCAATTACAGGCTGATAAATGGAATCTTGATTTAAGAATTGATCAGATTCCTGGAAATGAAGCTAATAGCTATTTTTTCTCAAGAAAAGGTGATGGTAATCAAAATCTTATTTCAAAAGCATTAAAAGCGCTAAATCTAAAAGGAAAACATGCTAGAGATAAATTTATTCCCTATCAATATAAAACTGCTTCAAGACAAGATAGAGCAGCAATATTAGCTGGATTAATCGATACTGATGGTCATCAACAGCATAATATTATTGAATATACAACATCATCAAAAATTCTTGCTCAGGATGTTGCTTTTATTGCTAGAAGCCTTGGTTTTTTAGCAATACCAAAAAATAAAATAGTTAATAGCAAAACTTATTATCGATTTTCTATTTGCGGTGATTTTAGTGATATTCCAATTAGGGTTGCCAGAAAAATACCTACTCAAAGAAAACAAAAGAAAAATCCATTACGTACAGGATTTACAATTCATCAGCTAGAAAAAGGAGAATATTTTGGATTTAGACTAGATCAAGATCATTTATATCTACTGGGAGATTTTACTGTTACCCACAATAGCGGTAAAACAATTATGCTATCTTCGGTAATATCGAAGATAATAAATAGCAAAAAACAAAAGGCATTAATTCTTGCTCATAGGGATGAATTAACTTCTCAGAATCAAAGTAAATTCCTGCGAGTTAATCCTGATATTTCTACATCAATTTTTGATGCTAAAGAGAAGTCATTTGATGGTCAGGCAGTTTTTGCCATGGTGCAAACATTATGCAGGCAAAATAGCCTGAGCCAAATTCCTAAAATTGATTTTTTGGTAATTGATGAGGCGCATCATTCAACCTCTGATTCTTATCAAAGGATAATCTCAAGAGCAAAAACTCTAAATCCAAATGTTTTAATTTATGGCGTAACCGCAACGCCAAATAGAAGTGATAAGAAAAACCTATCTGGCGTTTTCTCTAATGTTGCTGATCAGATAAGAATTTCTGAACTAATTGCATCAGGTCATTTAGTGCCACCAAAAACCTATATTATCGATGTTGGCACGCAAAAAGATTTAGGCAAAGTCAAAAAGACTGCCGGTGATTTTGACATGAGCGAGGTGGAAAAAATCATGAATAAATCACCAATCACTGATGCGGTTTTTAGCAAGTGGCAGCAATATGCTTCAAGCAGAAAAACAGTCATATTTTGCTCAACTGTTAAACATGCAATTTCTGTTACTGAGGCTTTTAACAATAATGGCGTTAAAACCTCCTTAGTTCATGGTGGATTAAGTGATAATGAACGTAAAATTGCCCTAGCAGAATATGAAAAAGGCAATGCCCAAGTCATTGTAAATGTTTCAGTTCTAACTGAAGGCTGGGATTATCAGCCAACTTCATGTGTAATATTACTCAGACCTTCATCATTTAAATCTACCATGATTCAAATGATTGGCAGAGGGCTTCGAGTAATTGATCCTGAAATTCACCCCAACATCACCAAAGAAAATTGCATAATTTTAGATTTTGGAACATCAAGCCTAACTCATGGCTGTTTAGAAGTTGATGCCAACCTTGAGACAAGAAAGAAATCAGAAAATAAGAAAAAACAAAATAATCAAAAAAGCTGTTTTGAGTGCAACGCTCTTATTCCATCCGCTTCAAAAGAATGTCCTTTATGCGGTGCTGATTTATCGATAAATGATGAAGAGACAAAATCAGAATTAACCGATTTTGAAATGACGGAAATTGATCTGCTGACAAAAAGATCAAATTTCAAATGGTGTGATTTATTTGATGATAGCTCTTCTTTCATGGCATCTGGCTTTAACGCTTTTGCTGGAGTCTTTTTTGATGGTGTATGTTGGTATGCTATTGGTGGTAGCGAAGTTTTTGGCATTAAGATAATTGCTAAAGGATCAAAGCAAATATGTCTGGCTAAGGCTGATGATTTTCTAAATGAATATGAGACTTACGAGAATGCCTATAAATCCAAGAAATGGCTAAATGAACCAGCCTCAGTAAAGCAGTTAAATCTACTTCCAAACATTTATAGAACCGATTTTGGCATCACCAAATATAAGGCTGCCAATCTTCTTAAATTCCACTTCAACAAGCAAGCAATAAAGAGCCTGCTTCTCGATCAACCTCAAATGAGTAATGCCTTATGAGAGTATGCAACATTTGTTACAGACAGGCTCAGGGCTTTGGATTTATTCCGCCACCACTGCGCGCAGGAGATCCAAGAAATAGGAAACAGAGAAAGCATTTTTGCTCTCGAAACTGTCAGGAAATTTTTTATCAATATTTTAAGTCAAACAACATGATCGATTTAACAAAAGCAGAAAAGGATTCTATTGAATCAGCATTAAAACCACTTGGTGAATATGTAGCAGAGATTGGGATGAACAGGCCAGTTGCTGATTACTCCAGAGAAGAAGTTCTTTGCCTGATTGAAGTGGCAGTCACCGCCTATCAGGACTCAATGAGACAAAAGGAAGAGGATTCAAATTTAATGGAGGATTTGCCATGCTAGATTTTAATCATAAGCCCAAATTATCAGAGCAAATATCAATATTAATTGATAAATCTCTTACCCAAGAAAATGAGAAGCAAGAGCCTAGAAACTATCTTGGCGCATCTCGTCTTGGGGTAAGTTGTAGCAGAGCTTTGCAATTTGAATATACCAATACGCCAAAAGATGAAGATCAAAGTTTTACTGGCAAGACACTGCGGATATTTCAGGCAGGACATGTTTTTGAAGAATTAGCAATAAAATGGCTAAGACAAGCAGGATTTGATTTAGTCACTGAGAAAAAGGATGGCTCTCAATTTGGATTTTCTGCCCTAAATGGCAAAATTAAAGGTCATGTTGATGGCGTGATTATTGATGCACCAGAGAAGTTAAATCTAACATTTCCAATGCTCTGGGAATGTAAATCACTCAACAATAAATCAT